TGTTGTAGTGTATGAGTCCCGGCACGCGCCAATGGGATATCCGAACCCCATCGAAGCAATTCGCTTTCGCATGGAGCAGGGCGGTTTTACGTGAAAAGAAAGCTGCTGATATACACAAATTCAATAAAGCATTCACTAAAAATGCTTCTAAGCTAAGGGCAAGTAATGGTTGATTATGTTACCAGAGATGAATTTAATGAATTGGAGGCACGGGTAACTGTGCTTGAAGGTGGCCAGTCGCCAGTAGCACCACCTAATCCTATTACTAATGGTATTCAAGCGAAACGCATTGCTTCTCTAATTGGTTTGTTTGGCGTAAACACTTTTAGTTCGCTAGACGAACATAACCAATGGGGATCATGGCCGGCTGATTATCGCCCTGATAGTGTTATTGCTGCGTTACAATATATCCTTGGAGATAGTGGTCACGCATTTCGTATCCGCGAATATCATTACGCTGGACGCGAAGATATGCAACGCGATTGGCTAAGTCAAATTGTTACTGCTATACCTGGCACTGAAGTAACGTTATGCGTTGGTGCTAATGGTTCGACTAATGATGTTCCGTCTATGATTAGTCTAGCTGCCGATCCTGAATGTGGAGTTAAATGGATCGAAGGATTGAATGAACCTAATACAAATTTCGGTAGTGGTGAAGTTCCATTTAATGTAACACTAGACATACAAAATGAACTATGGTGGTCTGAGCATTTGAACGCCAAAGTAATGGGGCCAAGTATCGTTGCTGGAACTCCGCATCCAGAAGGATGGATAACTGGTTACTGTGGAAACCAAGATAACTTGGATTCTCTTAACGCTAAATTTGATCACGGCAATGGGCATTATTATCCTCCTGGCAATCCTGATATTGCTAATACTGGTTCCTCCATCAATGAATACATCGGTGGATTGTGGGGTGTATATGCACAAAAGCCAATCCACCTGACAGAATTTCATCCAACATTATACAATAATGAAGGACACAAACCAGATCAATCTGGTTGGTCAGGTGAAAGAGATGCATACTATACTTTGATAACTCTATTGCGTTGTGCCCAAAACGGCACTATTGGTCTATGGTGGTATGCTCTATTCGACTATGGAACTGCTTATCTTTGTGGGTTGTTTCCGAAGGATCACGCAAATGATCCTCGGCCAGTAGCAGATGCTTTGAAGAACCTATGTAGTATATGTCATGATCGTGGGGATAAGCATGGCTTTGAGCCTGGCAAATTGGATATTATTGTATCTGGTATGAATGAAAATATGGATTATGTTGTATATCAAGCAAGCGATAATCGGTTTCTAGTGCCTATTTGGTATTCTGCTAAGGATGAAAATAAGGTTGAAATTATAGTATCATTCGATAAGGCCAAGAAATCAATCAAAGTATTCGATCCTATGGAAAGTAATGTTGCTACTGATACTAGACATGATGCCGTATCTGTGGCGATAGAAATGGCGCCAGGAGTAATGATTGTTGAAGTAAATGCCTAGAAAACGCCCTAAGATTGTGCCGATGAAATATCCCATCGGCCAGGAGTTTGCGTATCGCAAGATACTACTAAACATGAACCGTAAATATAAACAAATTCTGAAGCGTAATATGTCGCCATATGTAGAAATAATGGCGAAAGAGGCCACTGCTGTGCACTTGCCTACTGGTCAAATCCGACAAGATGCTTTGGGTTGGCAAGATCAACTTAATCAGATAATGCAAAAGATTGCCACTGATATGCGGCAACCTACTAATCAAGCGATTAAAGAAATGCTACGGGTTGGGCCACAAGTTAACCAATACAATAAGGCTGAATGGACTAGATTGATTCGTTCGCAATATGGTGTTGATCCTACTAAGGAACGGCCAGAACAATTCAAAGTATTGCTAGAGAATTGGTCTAGAAACAACAGCCTTCTAATCAAAGATATCCCGCATAAAACTTCCTTGCAAATTGCCGAACAAACTAGGCAAGCTTTGATTGATGGCACCAACTTGAAGGATGCTAAAGAAGCAGTATTCAATATAATGTCTGAAAGAACTGATGTATCAGATAGTCGCGCTAAACTAATTGCGCGTGATCAGATTGCTAAACTAAATGGCCAATTGACGATGGAACGTCAAGTTGATATGGGTGTAGATAGTTACATCTGGCGAACAGTGGGGGATGAACGGGTTAGAGATACTCATGCTGATAATGAAGATCAAACATTCACTTGGGATAATCCGCCAGCAGAAACGGGTCATCCCGGTGATGATTATCAGTGCCGGTGTTGGGCAGAACCGATCTTACCAGAATTTTTAGAGTTCCAAGCATCACTGTTGGAAGAAGCTGATGCCTAGTAGATATGACAATATAACTATTACTGCGGAGCGTAGTAAAGATGGTTGGATTATTGATCGACCAGTAATTACACGATCGGGTATATTTGTATACAAAGATGCTAGTGGCAAATCAATTCGTGAATACCGACCAGATGAAGAAGTATTCAAAGCTGATAGTCTTACTAGCATCAGAGGAATGCCCATCACCGACGGACATAGAGGTATCCTTAACACTAACAGTAACCTTGACGGCATCGTTGTCGGTTCGGTTATGGGGCCAGGAGTAAAGCAAGATAGTGATGTAGTTGCTGATATCGTAATTCATAACGTTAATAAAATAGGGAAGAAACGAGAATTATCTTTGGGTTATGAATGTCGTATTGATGCTGTTCCTGGCGAATGGAATGGACAAAAGTATGACCAAGTTCAACGTGATATTGTTTACAATCATCTCGCGGTAGTAAACAAGGGTCGTGCCGGTAATGCTCGCATCAGGCTTGATGCGGATGAATTGGTCTCTTTTGAAGTGGAGGACGATATGCCTGATGTTCCATTGTCGAAATTTAGGTCTGACGGGATTGAATATCCCGCTGCGCCAGAGGTAATTAACTATATCACTAAGCAGAAAGAAGAGATTGCTTTGCTTACTACCCGTGCTGATAAAGCTGAAGCAGAGCGTGATACTGCTAAGAATGAACTGGCCAATCTTGCCAAGACTCATAAAGAGTCATTGGACAAAGAGCGCATGGTTGCTCGTGATCGCATTAAGCTTGAAGATAAAGCCAATCAGCTTTCTATTAAATTTGATGCGGATGATTCTGATCGTTCTATCAAAGAAAAGATCATCAATAAGCTTGGCAATGAGCTTAGGTTTGATGGCAAATCTGATGACTATGTTAATTCTGCTTTCGATCTAACACTTGCTCATGAAGAGCAGAAAAATAAAACTGCGAAAGGGCAACGCGAAAAGACCACGACTAAACAGGATGAAACTAAATCTTCTGGTGGCAGTTCTGCCGATGCCAGGGAACGTATGCTGCGTCGCATTCGTGGTGAAAAGGAAGCTGCATAATGTCTGGTTCTGCTTATGCTAACTATATGGCCCCTGCCTTTATTGGCATGAAGGCTGATAGTATGGAGGATAATGTTGATACCTTTCCGGCATCAACATTGATTAATGTAGGCGTAGCAGTGCAAAGAACTGCGGCTGGCGCTGCTACTATTAAGCCCGGTGCTGCTTCTGCTGCACTTTGCGTTGGTGTTGCGCTGCACGATCATATCATCGGATACAATGGTGGATATCGCCAATATGATGCTGTTTCAGTATTGACTCGTGGTCGCGCTTGGGTTGCCGTTGATGATGCTACTGGTGTCGTTGATGGTGCTGCGGCTAAAGTAACAGCGGCTACTGGTGCATTCAATACTACTGGAACGATTGCGGTTACTAATGCTGTATTTCGTTCTGCCGCTATTGACTTGTTGAATGTTGATTGGACAACTTACACCAAAGGTGCAATTGTCGAATTGCATTATCCTCTGGTATAATAGGAGAAATGTATTATGCCTGGACCGCTTGATCACCAGCATTACAGTGAGGATGATCTTACTGTATTGCAGAATGCGCCGATCATCAAAAATAACTTCAGGGAAGATGCTGATACTATCTTTCTTGCACGACAACTTGACTATATCCGCGCCAATACTTATGATCGTCAACTACCTGCCATCAATGCCGATCGGCTAGTCCCAGATGATACTTCAGTTCCTGAATGGGCAGAAAATGTCTGGCAATATGCGTTCGACATGGTGGGTATGGCCAAGGTTATATCTAACTATGCTGACGATCTACCTCGTGCTGACGTTCGCGCTACCAGTAGAATGACGACTGTTAGAACACTTGGCGATAGTTATGGCTACAATATAAATGAACTAAGAGCCTCACGGCAAACTGGTCAGGGTCTAGATGCTCGTAAGGCGGCAGCGGCCAGGAGAGCAATGGAACTAAAGATTGCCGATATCAAGTTGCGTGGTGATGCTAACTATGGATTGTTTGGATTGTTTACTCATCCAAATCTTCCTGTGCTAGTATTGACTAACGCTGGCGATTGGACATCTCTTACTGGCGATCAAATTCTTGCTAATCTAAACCAGTGGGTGGTGGCTTATCAGAACCAAGTCAAAGGCACGCATACGCCGAATGTGCTTAGTCTCGCGCCTAAGGCTTACAATGCCGCGTCTACTAAGTTCATCACTGGTGCTTCTGGTCTAACTCCCATCACTCCGCTGCAATGGTTCCGGGGCAATTACCCTGGTATTGCTGTTGAAAATGTCTGGGAAATGCAGCTTGCTGCGGTGAGTGGCACTAAAGATTTGGGTCTGCTCTATGAGCGTAGTGCGGATAATATTTCGCATACGTATGTGATGCCGTTTACGCAGCTTCCGCCAGAAGCGCGCAATCTAGAAATCGTTACTGATTGTATCGCGCGATCTGGCGGTGTCAGTATCTTCTATCCATTGGCTTTGCTTTCCGCTGTTACTACCTGATAGGAGAACAACTATGTTTGCGATCCTTAATAAATCTGAACGACTAATCACTACTCATCTTGGTGATGCTTTGCCTCCTGGCCTTCCAGTAGCAGTTTCGGAAGTAACCATGGAACATCCGTCAATGCAGGCATTGGCTAATGAAGGCTTGCTTGAAGTGGTAGAAATTCAAGACCCACCACCACCGCCAGAGCCAACGCCTACCCCGACGCCAGAGCCTACTACTGAAGGTGGAGCTAGAGTTCAGCAGCCTCCAACACAACAGCGTCCCGCGCCAAATCCTCCAACACAACAGTCTCGGTCTTAGTAATGACTATTACTGTAACCAATCAATCTTCTCGTTCATTTATCTTGGGTGGGGAAATGATACTTCCCCATACCCCTTTGGAGATTAGCGAAGAAGTCAAATTTGTTATTGACAATAGTCCATATCATAGTTTCTTCACCTATGAGATTACTGAAGATGTGCCTCCTGGTAGAGATGCACGCCAGGAGGATGATGAACATCGACAAGTTTCTGAAGAAGAACAACGCGATCGTGATCGTTAATGTCTGACGCTGTTGATCCTCCAGTATATTGGACTGATGTAAAGGCTATATTACAATTGTTCTTTCCGCAATATTTTGATCCTGCTAATCCAGCATATATTGATCCTGCATTGATGGATATGTTACTTGCTATTTCAGAAGAAGCGCGCCCTTGGTGTTTGTCTACCAATAGACAAAATTTTGCCCAAGCAATGTTTGTTGCATATCTTATTTCTGTTCAAGAAGAAACATCATCTGGTAAACCAGTTCAATCTTATGTTGGCCCTATTTCCCAAGAGAAAGAGGGTGATGTTTCGATTACTTATGCTGCGGTTACGCAATCCACTGGCACTGAGTCTAGGCGACCATCAAGCAATCCTTGGGATGCTTGGAATAGAATGTGGAACATTTGCACTAAAGGCGCAATAACAACGAGGTTTGGCGATCCATGCCGGTCACCATCAGAGACAAGGACTATGGATTCAAACGAATTGAGTTGGACTTTAAAGCGTTACGCGGCAGAGGCGTCAAGATCGGTTTGATGGGTAATGATCAAGTTGAAGGCGTATCGGTAGTGGATTATGCTACTTACAATGAGTTTGGCACATCGCGTATTCCTGCGCGTCCATTTATGCAAACAACAGCCGATACTAGCAAAGAAGAAATAACTAAATTTACTGAATATCTTGTTGGTAGAATGATTGATGGCAAAGTAACGGACACTACAGTATTGCAAAATCTTGGTGCGAAGTATCAGTCTCTTGTTCAGAATACTATAAGAGATGCTAAGAATTGGGCGGTGCCTAATGCTGAATCTACTGTAGCCATGAAAGGTTCTACTTCACCACTGATAGATACTGGTCGTCTCGTGGGAGCCGTTCGTTATGAAGTTATTTGATGTTATTCATGGTTAGCAAATTCGCCAAACAATTGTTCAAAAGCTTTTTGTCTAGCTTTAATGGCATCTTCTTTGTTGTCAAATGGTCCGTAATTGTATCTTTGTTTATTGCAATTAACGTATGCCCACCACTTATTGGATTTAGTCAACCATATCCCCTTATATCCAGTAGTGTTATTTCTTTGTATATTTGTGTTGGCCATGTTTTGGGACTGTTTGCAAGCTCGCAAATTTTCAATGCAATTGTTGTATCCATTTCTATCCTTATGATCTATTTGTTCTGGAATGGGATGGCCATAATACCAAAGCCAAATTATTCTGTGCGCAGCATAAGGGGAATTTCCAATATAAACTTGAATTTTATTTATGCTTCTTACTCCAGCAATCATGCCAGGATAAACTCTATT